AGCAATCACAACCTCTTTCCATCTAAAAATTTGGATCATTCCAAGAAGAAAAAATGGTGAGCCTTGTCCCGCGCTTTCCTGGGATAAACGAGCTATGCCTTGGTATGGCCAAATTGAATCTGGATGGAGAAAACCTGGACCAGCGAACATTCGAAAACATACACAAATTGGCCGACACTTTGGGAGACCTCAGGATCAGTGATGAATGCAAAACCGCTGGGTTGCTTTCCGTTTGGGTGAAAGAGAGGTACTCTCCTTTCAGCGGATTACGAGGATTGGCGGCTCATCTGAAATGCCCTGATATGGTTAGAGGGATTTTGAGAGAGGACCCGAAAAAATGCGTCAAAATGGCCAAGGCTTACATCAAAAGAGGGGCTCCTCCCGAAATCCAGGATAGAAAATCTCTCTACTGTGTGTCAGTGGGGCTTCTGAAGGACACCGGATTAGCCGACGACACATTCCGAAATGAAATGGCTCAGGCTCTGATTGAGTCGGTAGGAGGAGAGGCAAAAGTGGTTCCACCGAAACCCCCTCGGGTTAGAAGAGTGGGCACCGAAGTTCCAGGGAGCCCCATGAGTCTTGACCGAACAGTGGCTGAGGGAATCCGAAAAATGGTCGCAGCCTCTCAGGACCTGTCATACCTGGACCAGGACCGCTTGATGAGCCAAGTAGCAAAGTTGCAAAACTCGCTCACGGAATTCCGAAAACTTCGCGAAACCTACCAGGGGGACCGCCGGGAGTTGCTGAACCGAATGATCAACTCCTTCTCCAGACACTTACAGCCAATTTCCGATTTGAGTGAAGCTCACGACCTGTACGAACGTGTAAAGGAATTCGTAAATGTTTGAAATCTTTCCTTTCATGTCTTGACTTGTTTTATTGAAAATAAAAAGAGGTTTGTTATTGCT